TCTATTCTAAACTGATGAGGTAAATAAGAATTAAAAACAATTAAATCACCTGGTCTAACTGTATAATTAACTTGTGTGCTAGCTGGAGTAATTTTGCTTGGGTCTTTTTGTGGTAAATCATTCATTACTTTACCTGCTCTTGGATCATCAAAGATAGGTAGTGATGTTTTTTCACTTGCTTTTAAAAAATAAAATCCAGATATGTGTCCATTATAATGTGTGTGTAAAGCGTGATGCCCGCCTCCAGCTTCAGCAAATTCTTGAACCCACATTTCCGTTGTAAAAATTTTGTAGTTAGTTAAATCATAACCTTGTTCATCTAGTAAATTCCAAGATGTAGCTTCTATCCAATTTGTAAATTTTTTAAATCCTGGTCTTTCTATTAAACTTGTAGAGTGATGAACTAGGCCGTGATCTTTTTTATCACCACCCCAATTTTTATTTCTTTCATTTATAAAAGCTTGGTTTTTTTCTTTTGCTAATTTTATGTATGGATCGGATAATTTATTTAAATCAGCAAGCCACTCATGTTTTTGCATAAAATATATTGGAGATGCAAAATACCAAGATTCTGTTAATTTATCTTTACTCATACAAAAGGATTTCCACAGTTCCAAATAACTAGAGAATATCTTGTCCCAGAGAGAACAGGTTTAACTCTATGCCACACATAAGAGGGAAAAACAACAATAGAACCTTTTGGTAATATAGTTTTACACTCTTCTGTTACAGGTCTTTGATTAGGTGACCCACTAAAAGAAAATTCTAATTCACCTCCCCTGTAAGTGTTAGGATCAGATAAAGAAACAGTTACAGATAGTTTTCTAATTTTTCCTTTAAACTCATCACTTACATTTTTCTGGTTTCTTTCTCCGTAAGGATCATCAAAACTATCGCAGTGCCAATCATAAAACTGACCTTCACCATATTTAGTAAACTGACATTGTTCTGAAACATCATATTGAAAATTCCAACCTGCATTAATATTTGCTTTCGCAACAAAAGGCATAATATATCTGTAAATCCATGGATCGTTTAACCAAACTATTTTTGAATTTCTTTGTTTAAATAAATTTCTTTGTCGTTGTTGGTTTAAATTTTTAAAATTTGTAGTTCCACCTGTAAGAGCTGTTTGATCTTGTTTTGTCAAAGCATATCTTATTATTGAATTACATAAATGATGAGGTAAGACATTTTGAAAAGCCCAGTAATTATTTCTAAAATTCATTTCTGTTTAAGATAGTACTTATTTATAAATAAAAGTAAATAGCTTAATTTTCCCAAGATGAAGTTTCAGGATTCCAAATACGTGTAATTGTAGTGGTATTGTCTACTTCAACATCCTCAACATACCACCTTTGGTTTTCTTCATCCCAACTAGGGTGTAACCTATAAGATTGATTATTTGTTTGTGAATTAGCAGTGCTAACAAAATCTGGTGGCATCGCCACAGGAGGTTGCCATTTGTTGTCAGCGTTTAATGTCCAAGATGCAAAAGGTTGTGTTTGAATAAATATATCTTTTTCAAAATCATAAACATAACCTATTCCAGCATATATATTTCTAAATTTTGAGTTGTAAGAAGTCTGTTTCCACTCGCCACCCTTAAAAAAAGTTTTACACCAAGTCTCTCCATCCACATGCATATCATTGTCTACTAGGGGACCATTTGAAGTTGAAATACCATTGTCTACCACTACCACTCTTTTTACAATCCACTGTGTATTTGTAGTAAATCCTGTTGGATCAGTTTTTTGTTCTATTTCTGCGAAATGAGCCATAACATTATGGAACAACAAAACAGCCAGTTGCATTAAATGTATGAATTACATTACAACCACTTGTTGTTCTAGTTCCTCCTGTTATTCTGTCGTTCCCTGCAACACTGTTTGCAAAAGATACAATGACAACTCCTGAACCTCCAGATCCTCCAAATTTATTAGTGTCAGCTGCTGTAGGTCCACAAGGGCCAGCAGGTCTTCCGCCAGCTCCACCACCGCCTCCAGTGTTAGCAGTTCCTGATCTGTCTGCACTTGGCTCTGCTCCAGGGTGATTATAATTAGTGCCAGCTCCGCCGCCACCAGAACCACCAGAACCACCAGCTTGACTAGGTCCCGAAGGATTAGCTACAGCTCCTCCGCCACCTCCAGCTCTTGTTGTACAATCTCCAGGCCAACCACTTGATCCATTTCCTCCAGGTCCACCAGCGGTTGGTGTTTGTGCAGATCCTGCAGCGTTTGCGCCACCGCCTCCGCCACCTCCAGTTCCACCACCAGGTGGGGCTCTTCCTGGTCCTCCATTGTTACCTTGAGGGGGAGTTGTGGGAGGTGTATTACCAGTGCCTCCAGGATCAGGATGTTCTCCAGAACCTCCGCCAGATCCTCCGTCAAGTCCAGCAACAGATGGTCCTTTTCCTGCTCCGCCACCAGCTGATTCAAAAGATGATGCACAGCCTACGCCACAGGTATTAAATGATGAAGCACTTCCATTTACAGAATTATTCAGAGGTGAAACTCCAAATGAGTTTCCACCAGCTCCAATTGTAACTTTATAAGTATTTGCTCCAACGATTGGGTATGAGGTATTAAAACGATATCCACCAGCTCCGCCGCCGCCAGCTTGTCCACCAGCTGCGCCGCCGCCTCCGCCGACAACTAAAATATTAGCATTGAAAGGTGGTACAGGTGGAAGAGATCCTCCTCCTAAACCTAGAATTTTATATCCAAAACCTGTTGCCATTATTCTCCTTATACGTCGTTAGCAGCATCAGTAGTGAAGAATAATTTGACTCCTAATAGTTTTGCATCAGCATTCAAATCATCTGCTGAAACATCTCTTGATATTTGGAAGAAAACGTATTCATCTGTACTTGGTGAGCCTGCTATTGTTACTGCTCCACTTTCTGCCGTCACTGCTAAATCGTTTGCTGTACCACTCATAGCTTTTGCCGTTGGGGCAACTGCTGTGCCAAAAGCTGTATTTAAATCTCCGTTATCTGCTAATGCAACACCTTGTAAAGCCCAAGATGTAGTACCAGTGTCTGTTGAGTTTGCTGTAAAGAAAGCTTGAAAACTTATTGTGCCTTCATTCCATGATTTAGGAAAAGCAACAGCAAATTGTGCAAACTCATCGGAGTCTTTGTCAAAATCTAAAGTTTTTAGTTCTGGTCCATTTGATAATTCTGTTTGTGCTATGTCAGCGCATCCATTTGTAGTGTTTGGATACATTGCAACTGCAGGAACCCAAATAGTTTCTTTACCTGCTATTTTAACTGCGGCTACATTCCCATCACCGTCTTCAGCTCTAATTACACCAGTTCCTTTTGTTTTAAGATCAATACCAACATTTGAATCTCCACCTGACGCTGTAAACGATGGGTTATTACCTGTTGCAGCATTTGCAAAAGTAAGTTCGTTAACTGCTGAACTTGTAGCTGTTAAATTAAATAATTCGTTAGAATTTGTATCAGAAATTTTTGTTCCAATTATAGGAGACGTTAAAGTTTTATTTGTTAACGTATCTGTTGAAGAGGCAGTAATAAATCCACAGTCATCAATGTCTGGGTTAGTCCCATCATTTGCTGTTGCGTAAACTAATTTTACTGCGCCTGGTGCAACAGTTACAGAATCTCCAGACCCTGATACGTATTTAAATACTACGTTTTGAGATCCAGATGTTGAATTTTTTAAAACATAAAATTGTTGAACATCTATCGGGATAGTAACATTTCTAGATGCTGAAATAGTTCCAGTGAATTCTATAATTCTGTGTGCAAGAGTTGCACCTGTTGATCCATCAGATACAGATAAAGTTGTATCACCAGAATCAGATACGGCTTGTGTAGTAAAGCCCCCTGAAATTTGTTCAATAAGTTGTAAATTTGTGTTAGTTTTCGTTCCCCACGTTCCGGCGTTTTCACCCGTTGCCTGAAGTTCGACACCTAAACCAGTATATGTTGAAGCCATATTTTATCTCCTATTATGCAGCGTCAGTATAACTTGTATTTGATCCTGTTGCAACATCTGTATACGAAGAATTTGACCCCGTGTCAACATCAGAATATGCTTGAATTCCAAAGCCAGTTGCAGTGCCAAAACCAGCTACAGAAACTGTTGCAGATTGACCTGTTAATCCCATTACATCTGCTGGTGTTAATGAACCAACAGAGAATGTTGCTGCTTGACCACCTAATCCTACAACCATTGGAACAGGGTCTATAACACCGACAGATACCGTTGCTGAAACTCCAGTTAAGTTAATTAATTCTATTGCACCTATATCTGGTGAACCCAAACTTGAAGTTATTTCTTGACCGGTTAATCCGACTACATCCGCAGGAGCTAAAGATCCAACAGATGATGTTACTGCTTGACCACCTAATCCTATTGTAAATTCTCCTGGTGTTATTGAACCAACACTAGAAGTAATTCCAAGTCCTTGAACTTGTTCTGGTATATCTAATTGACTTGGTATAGCAGAAGTTATTTGTTGTCCTGTTAACCCTACAACATCTGCAGGATTTAAAGTAAACATGCCCCAACTATTTTCACCATAAGATGCATTACTCCAACCGTTAGCACCTAAATTTGATGTAATTGATTGACCGTCTAACTCTACTGTTAAACCATTAAAGCCCCATGACTCAAAGTTCCAAGTATCTCCACCCCAACCTTGTTCAGGAAAAGCTGTAACTTCTCCAACTGAAGATGTAATTAATTGACTTGATAATGTAACAGTTGGGTTATCGCTTTCTCCATATGGACCACCATTCCAAGTATCTCTACCCCAACCATTTAAAGAGCTTGATATAGGCTCTCCTAAAGATACAGTTATAGCTTGACCGGTTAGTTGTACTACTTCATCAGTAGCTTGACCCCATGATCCACCTGTGTTCCATGCATCAACGCCCCAACCACTCGTAAAAGCGTCCGTTATTCCCCAAAGACCAGCACTCCAGTTTCCCGCTCCCCAAAAATCAGTATTAGGGGTATTTGCTTGACCACCCATCCCTGAGTGAACAGTGCAATAATAGTATAAAGTTGGTGCACTAGAGGCAACTTGAATTTGCGTGTAAGCACCAGAAGAACCTGGTGTTCCGTTTGTTGTAACGCCTGTGGTATACTCACTACCTCCAGAATGTGAACCACCACTTGTTGTGGAAAATCTTAAAGGGTGACCAGAGTTTGAACTGTCAGACTGATCAAACCTAAACGTTGCACCTTCAACTAATTCTAAAGTTGCTTGTTGTACACCATCAATAAAATATTTATTACCAGAGTCGGTAGAGACTACCGTTACTGTGAAAGTTCGAGTAACGGACATCCGTTTCTCTCCCTTACGCTAATCTTATGATAGCGTTTGTAGCGTCTGCTGTTGGAAATTGAATTGTAAAAGTTCCGCTAGATACAGTTTTATCACCGCCGAAAGCAATAACTGCTACTGCTTTATCTGATTGATCATCATTATAAATTAACGCGCCATTTGCTGTAAACGATGCGCTTGTAAAACTAACATCTGCAAAATCACAAACAGCCGTCGTACTATCTGTTGTTGGAGTTACGCTTGTTAATGTCGCTCCACCCGAAGTATAGGCAGTCCCAGATGTGTTAGTAATTTCGTTAGATGTTGTAAAAGCTGTCGTTCCAGCTCCTAATGTAGCTGAACTTGTGTACAGAGCTATCTTAAAAGTGTCTCCAGTTGTAGCTGTAAAGTTGTGTGTTCCAACTAAAAGCTCTTGTTTAAAACTTGTGCATATCGCCGATGTTATTGCCATAATAAAACTCCTTAAGGTGTTGTCGATGGTATCGTTATTCTAACAGCCCCATCAGTGTAATCATCTCGTCTTCTTCTACCGATCTGCTCTACACCAAATTTATCTACTTCCTGTTTATACTTATTTTCGTAAAGTGTCAACATATCTGCTGGACCTTTTAAAAAGGCATATGT